AGTTCCAAAACGTTAGCGTTACATCAACTGGTTCACAGACAGTTACACCATTTAACAATACTGGCGTAACTTCACCACAGAACATTTTGATGCACCGCAACGCGTTTACATTAGCTTGTGCTGACTTGGAATTGCCTGAAGGCGTTCATTTCGCTGGCCGTGCTTCTGATAAAGAACTTGGTTTGTCAATCCGTGTGGTTCGTCAATACACCATCAATAACGATTCCATCCCAACACGTTTGGACGTTCTGTATGGCTGGGCACCTTTGTACCCTGAATTGGCTTGCCGTATTGCATCGTAATAAAATAGGGGGGCTAAAACCCCCCATTTTGAACCATTAAATTTAAGGAATAAATCATGTCTAATCCAGGACCAGCAAGTACCACAACTAACCACCCTTCACAACTATCCACAAACCAAGCAATTCGTTTGTTGGCTTCTTACCAGGGTGTTAACGTAAACGCAACTGGCGATACAGTTCTACCAATTTTGAATACTGGTAGCTACTCTGTTTCCAACGTTATTTTCACTAACGCATCAACAAGCTTGACTACTGCATTGGCTGGCGTATTTACTGCCCCTTCTGCTGGTGGTACTGGCATTGTTGCTAACGCGGCATTATCTGCACTAACTGGTTCAACTGTTGTAAGCCAACGTACTGTTGCTTCAACTGCGGCCCAAACTGGTCAGAACTTGTACGTAAACGTAGGTACTGCACAAGGTGCGGCCGCCACTATGGACGTTTATGTTTATGGTTACGATCTTACATTCCTACCTTAATAGGGACTAGGAATTAGTGAAGAAAGCCACCCCCATAAAGGGTGGTTTTTTTCCTTTTTAAGCTTATAATTAATCATCCTCATTTAAAGGAAATCATCATGTCATCTACTACCGTTACACGTGGCAATTCCCACGAAACGTTTTATATCAAGCCATCACTTACACCAGCCGAAGTAGCTACCGTAGTAAGCCCAGCACAAACTTTTGCGTTGCCTGGCCTACAAACTACTGACATTGTTAAAGTTATTGGTTTAGCTGGTGCCCAAACTTCAGGCATCGTTGTTGCCCAAGCATATTGTGCGGCCGTTAACGTATTGACTATTCAATTCGGTAACATTACTGCCGGTGCATTGACACCAGCGGCCGGTTCATATACTTTGGAAATCACACGTTTAGAAGGCCCAGCACCTACAACGGCGGTGTAATCATGAACCAATCTAACGCATTACGCACGATTGGACCAACAACTTACGTTGCGGTCACAACAAGTTCATCTACTGCGGTCACTATTAGTGCTTCAGGAAACAACCAAATGGATTACTGCGCCTTTTTAAATACAGGCACAACTCCTATCGCAATTACTATTGTTCCAGTTGTAGCTGGTACTGGTACGGCCGGAACAACGGCTTTCCCGGCTGACGGTGCTTCTGCAAAAGTAGTAGTTCTTGGCGTTTCCATGCAACAACCAATGGTTCTAGCCGTTCCACCAGTATTTTCTGTAACTGCTTTAGGAACTGCTTCAGTTGGTTTGTATATAACACCAGTAAGCTATTAGTATTAAAGGAAAAGTATGACAAGCCCATCTAATTCTGACGTACAGAATTTATTACCAGTTCAAGCCTACTTCAATTTAGATGGGTCCTTTAATACTTTCATTGGCCAGGGTGAACCGTTCTATGCAACGGCTAATCCTAGTCAATCCGGCCTTAACATCACAAATAGTACGATAAATAGCACAACTATCGGTGCCACAGTACCTTCAACTGGCATTTTTACTAACATAGCAACAACTACCGGCACAATATCAACCCAACCTACGGGCGCGAATGATATTGTTAACTTGCTGGCATTGCAGTCTTATGCCGCTGGAATTAGCTGGAAACAACCTTGTGCAGTAGGAACCCTGGTTAATATTACATTGTCAGGATTACAGACGATTGACGGTTACACAACATTAGCTGGTGACAGGGTATTGGTTAAAAACCAAGCAACTGCCGCTAATAATGGTATTTACCTAGCTTCTGCCGGTGCCTGGACACGTTCATTAGATGCTGATACTTGGAATGATTTAATTTCAGCCATTTCATTTATTGAATATGGAACACAAGCTGGTGGTGCATGGTTTTGTACCGCAGTACCAGGTGGAACATTAGGTGTAACTGCCGTTAACTGGTCACAATTTACTACTTCAGCAACGTATTCTGCTGGAACTGGACTTACTTTAACTGGTTCAGTATTTAGCATTACCCCAGTAGGAACTGCTTCTACATACGGTTCTGCTACACAAACACCAGTATTTACAACCAATGCAAGCGGTCAAGTAACTGCCGTAACAAACACAACAATTACCCCAGCCGTAGGATCAATTACTGGCCTTGGTACTGGCGTTGCAACTGCATTAGCAGTTAATACCGGTGCCGCTGGTGCGTTTGTAGTTAATGGCGGTCCATTAGGAACCCCAACTTCAGGTGATTTTTCTACTGGCACATTTACTTGGCCAACATTTAATCAAAATACAACTGGTACTGCCGCTAAAGCGACTAATTTAGTAGGTGGCGCGGCCGGTTCTTTACCTTACCAATCTGCCCTTGACACAACAACATTCTTGGCCGCTGGCACTAATGGCCAGGTTCTTACATTGGCTTCAGGTGTTCCATCTTGGGCCACACCAACAACCGGTACTGTAACGTCAGTAGGCGGTACAGGAACAGTTTCAGGAATTACTTTAAGCGGTACAGTCACTTCAAGCGGAAACCTTACCTTGGGCGGCACGTTGGATTTATCCGCGCCCCCAGCAATTGGTGGAACTACTGCTAATACGATTACCGGAACAACAATTACTGCAAACACTAAGTTTGTAGGCCCTTATTTTGATGCCGCAACTTCTGCCGGCGGTGCATTACGTAATGCTAGTGGAACTGCACAAATTCAATGGGGTGGCGGTGGCGGTAACAATGTAACAGTTGATGTTTCTGCCAATTTAAATGGTGCAAATGCACAGATTGACATTAGCCCAACTGGTACAGGCCATGTTCATATAAATCCAACTGGTAGTGGTTCTATTGAAATGAACCCTACAAATGCTGGAACAATGAACAACATGGTTATTGGTGGAACAACACCTTTAGCTGGAACATTTACTACATTGCGAGTAAATAGCACGTTATCTTTAGCTGGATCAACTGGTACAAGCGGTTATGTAGTCACTTCCAACGGTGCTTCTGCTCCAACTTGGCAAGCCCTTCCGGCTACTGGATTAGGAATTGTTGACGATACAACTTCTGCAACTACTTTCTACCCAACATTTACAAGCGCAACAACTGGCAACATTACAACTGAAAACGTTAGTTCTACTAAGTTGCAATACGTTCCATCTACTGGGGCTTTAACCGCTACTAAATATTATGGTGATGGTTCTTCATTGACCGGCATCGTATCAGGCGCAAGCATTAGCAACGACACTTCTACCGCAAGTAATCTTTACCCATTATTTGCCGCGGCCACAACTGGCACACCAACAACGATTTATACAAGCAATGCAAATTATCTGTATAAACCTTCAACTGGTGATCTGCAAGCTAACCAGGTGGTAGCAATCAATGGTTTAGTTCTTAATGCCACAACTTTAGTAGCTAGTTACACTATTCCAACAGGATATAGCGCAAGTTCCGTAGGTGGAACAACTGGTTTCACAATCCCTTCAGGAATGGCAGTTACAGTATCTAGCGGTAGCCGTTGGGTAATTCAATAAGGATAAATGATGGCACTTGGTAACTTAAATGTAGATACAATAACAACTAGCACTTCAGGCGGTGTATTAGGTGCTGGTAACGCTTCTATTATGAAAAATAGGCTCATAAATGGGGCTTGTGTAATTGACCAAAGATACGCTGGTTCAGCCGCTTCAAGTAGTTATAGTGGTTATGTAATAGATAGATGGTCAGTTGCTCAAGTAGGAACAACAGGCAAAATTATTGCTCAACAAAATGCTGGTTCTGTAACTCCACCTATTGGGTTTACAAATTATTTAGGGATTACTTCACAATCATCATATACAGTAGGCACTAATGAGTTTTATTCAATCGTTCAAACTATTGAAGGCTATAACATAGCTGATTTAGGATGGGGAACTGCTAACGCTAAAACAATTACTGTATCGTTTTGGGTTCAATCTAGCTTAACTGGAACTTTTGGTGGTTGCTTAAACAATGGTGGGTCAAGGAGCTATCCATTTACTTACACAATTTCTTCAGCAAACACTTGGGAGCAAAAATCAGTAACTATTGCTGGTGATACAAGCGGAACTTGGGGAACGACTACTGGAATTGGTGTTCAAATTTGGTTCAATTTAGGATGTGGTTCTACTTATAGCGGAACTGCTGGTGCATGGGCTTCTGCAAATAAAGTTGCACCAACAGGAGCAGTTAGCGTAGTAGGAACAAGTGGAGCAACTTTTTATTTAACTGGAGTGCAATTTGAAATAGGAAGTAGTGCTACTGGGTTTGAGTATCGTATTTATGGAACAGAATTAGCTAACTGCCAACGCTATTATTGGAAAAAAGCTGGTCAATATCCATCTGCAAATACGACTGTTGGTGCTGGAATGTTGTATTCGGCTAATGATGCTAGAGCTTGTTTAGCAAATCCAGTTCCAATGAGAATTGCTCCAGCAATCACTTTTAGCGGATCAGGATTTGGATTTGAAAGACCTAATACTTTTTTGGGAACTATTGGAAGTCCTGCTGCTGCAAATTACTCGCCTGAAGCATCATTGATTTATTCAGGTTCAGGCACAAGTTCAGGAACTGCTGGAGATGCAACATTTTGGTATATAACAGATAACACTTCTTACATTGCCGTAAATTCGGAGTTATAAAAATGAATTTTAATCAAGCCGACAAAGTGCAAGAATATAGTCTTAACGGAGTTCCTGTTGGAATTTTAGTTGTAAATGGCAATGATAGAACTTGCATACCTTTAGTTGCTGGCAACACAGACTACCAAGCCTACCTAAAATGGGTAGCTGAAGGCAATACTCCACTACCAGCAGAGGAATAATAATGAGTTCTTTAATCCCTTCAGGCGGTGCTAGTGGAACTGGATCAGTAACACTATTAGCACCAAATACAAATAGCACACAGACGATTACTTTGCCTGATGCTACTGGCACAGTAATGGTTAGCGGTAATATGCCAGCGTTTAGTGCTTATAGAGGAACATCAGATCAAAATTTTTCTCAAAATACTTGGACTAAAGTTCAATTAAATTTAGAAAACTTTGATACTAATAACTGTTTTGATTCAACAACTAATTATAGGTTTACTCCAAATGTAGCTGGTTATTACCATATATCGGCAAATGTATCTTTAGGTGGAACTGCATATACTGCTTTTTATGTGCAGATTTATAAAAATGGTAGCGGTTTTGGTCAATACATTGCCGTAGATACGGCAATAGGAAGTTTTAATACTTTTACAGGCAGTATTAACACTTTAGTTTACGCAAACGGAACTACTGATTATTTTGAACTTTATACTTATTCAAGTTCAATTGCTCCGTATGTAAATGCTGGTGGAAATGGCCCAACTATATTTACTTCATTTTTAGCGAGAAATGCATAATGAATTTATACGAAAAGATTATTGCTATTTATCCTGAATTAGAAAATTACAATTTTGCGTTTGGAGATGTTGTTCTTCAAAACGATGGTGATGGCGATTACATTGCTAAATGGGATCATCCAACACTAGCTAGACCAACAGATGAGGAATTAGCATGACCACAATAATTAGCGGATCAAGCCCATCGGTTACTTTTAGCGATAGCACTACACAAGCTAGTGCTAGTGTTGTTTTGCAAGTGGTTAATGCTTCAACATCAACCAATGTAAACCAGACCACTACAACTTTAATAGATACAGGCTTAACGGCTTCTATTACACCTAAATACTCTACAAGCAAAATCCTTGTAACAGTATTTCAAAACGGAGTAGCAAAAAATTCAGCTACAACTTTTGAAAAGATTATTTTGTTAAGGGGTGCAACTACTCTAATTACTTTAGAAGGTGCAGTAGGTGTCAACGGAACTACAAGTCCTAACTATATTGGAACAGTAGGTACAACTTATTTGGATAGTCCAGCTACAACTTCATCAACAACCTACAAAACACAGTTTAATAACGAAGGTGGTGCTGGAACTACTAGCGTACAAGAAAATGCGGCAACTTCAACAATTACACTTATGGAGATTGCAGGATGATGAACTTTGACACTTTAATTAAAGTATATCCACAAGTTACTCATTCAGTAGGTGATGTAGCTTACGATGCAGATGGCAATGAAGTAGCCTATGACCTACAAGCGGTAACTGCACAGGCTGAAGCTGATGCACAAGCAATCATTGATACAAAGGCTTCTGCACTAGCTAAATTAGCCGAATTAGGTTTAACCCAAGATGAAGTAAAGGCTTTAATCGGATGATTACCTACACCTGGTCAATATTAGAAGTTTACGGTGATAACACCGTTTCCAAAGTACGTTACAAATTAAAGGCACAAGATGAAGAAAGCATTGTTGCAACTGAAGGCTACCATGAATATTCTGAAGGATTGGTCAGTAAATCTCTATCAGAAATTAAAGAATCAGATTTAATCGGCTGGCTTGAATCAGACACTATTAAAGATGGCGTAAACGCTATAAAATTGAACCTGGATAACCAGCTAGAAACCCTAAAAACAAGTAATAAAATCGGTTTTCCTTGGGAAGCTGAAACCTTTACTATTGGATAAATTATGACAACGCCAATTGATATTATTAGCCGTTCTTTAAAGGATATTGGCGCATTAGCGGCCGGGGAAGCCCCAACTTCTGATGCCGCGATTGATTGTTTAGATATGCTAAACGATATGATTGATCAATGGTCCAATGAAGATTTCATTGTTTTCAACATGACCGAAATCATTTCTAACGTGGTGCCAGGTCAAGTTCAATACACTATTGGCCCTGATCCGCAAACTTTAAACTTTATTGGTGCTAATTTTACAGGCACGTTTTCAGGCAGAATTTTGACTGTTACCGGGATTACCCAGGGCGCAGTAGCCCAAGGCCAATACTTAAGTGGCCCTGGAATTACCCAAGGAACTAAGATTGTTCAAGCTTTAACTGGTGCTGGCGGCAACGTTAACGAAGTTGGTACGTACCAACTAAACATTGCCCAAGCTGATCAAACTCCAGTATTTACCGGTTCTATTTCAGGAACTACATTAACTGTAACGGCCGTAACAACCGGCAATATTGGTATTGGTTCTGTATTAAGCGGTACTGGCGTAACGTCAGGAACTACAATTACTGCCCTAATTAGCGGTACCGGCGGCGTAGGTACATATACCGTAAGCGCAAGCCAAACCGTAGCCAGCACAACCATTACCGGCACTATTGTTGATACAAATATTCAAGCTTACTATCAAAAGCCATTGAGCATTGATTCTGCTTATGTTCGTATTGCCACAAGTCAAAGCGGTAGCCCAGTATTAAACGGTGGTATTGACTACCCAGTAGCTATTATTAACTTGGATAACTACAATTCTATTGGCCTTAAAACGTTAAACGGCCCTTGGCCAAAAGCCCTTTATTACAATGCCGGTGCTGATTCAGCAAACATTTTCCTATGGCCTAATCCTGGTCAGGGTGAAATGCACATGTTTGCCAAAACAGTATTTAGTCGTTACGAAACACTTTACGAAGATATTTTGCT